CCTTCCAGTCAGATTCAACTACCTTGATTCTCTTTCGAGTTTTACCTTTAAGTGGCGGTAGTTTTCTTTTTGATACAAATGTCTTTTTGCCAACATAACTCTTGTCATTATTTAAATCATGAATGATATAGACAAACCCAACATAGTCTTCTATATCATCACTAGTAAAGATTTTGCCGTTATACGTCCATGGGTTTTCGTAATCACCATCTCTCGTCGTCATCGTCAAAATCTAACTCTTCAACCTCAAGACTCTCTTCATCATCTTCTACATCCTCCAAATTAACATCGCACCCACAGAATGGGCAATACATAGGCGATTCACTATTATCTTCCACAAAATATAAATCATACTCTGCACCGCAATCGTCACAGATTAATTCATAAGTTATTTGTATTGGAATATTAGTGGTGGTCATGTTACTCCTTTGAAACTTGTTACTAACAACTAATGATTATATAGTTATTTTAATTATGCGGCATATGCCGCATCCCAATCTCCAGTCAAACCTGCTACCTCATATTCGGTAACACGATTCTCGAAGAAGTTGGTGTGATCGGCACCATTCAATACCCACTCCAACCATGGAAGTGGATTGTCTTTAACTTTGAAGTTCGTTTTCAACCCCAATTGTAGTAATCGTCTATCAGCAATATATCGAATGTACTGTTTAACTTCATCAGAACTGAGTCCCTCAATCTCTCCCAACTTATACGCCAGATCGATAAACTTGTCCTCTAAATCAACTGCATTCCGAGACATTAAGTAGATCTCTTTTTTAAATCCATCGTCTACGATACGAGGATGCTCAGAGCAAAAAGATCTAAACAGTTTTGCATTACCCTCTACGTGCATCGACTCATCTCGTATGCTCCACTCTACTACCTTGCCCATGCCTTTCATCTTACCGAAACGCTGAAAGTTGAGAAGCATAACGAATGATGCAAACAATGCAACACCCTCATTGAATACTGACTTAGCAAGTGCTAATCCAAGTCCACGTTGTGTGGAAGGATCTGCCTTTGTCATGTACTCAATCTTATCAACCATCTCTGTGTACTCAAGAAATGCGTGGTACTCGCTGTCAGATAAACCAAGTGTTTCGTTTAGTAGTGCATATGCCCTTTGATGGATACCCTCACGTGCAGCAAACGAACCAAGCATATTACGAATCTCATTATTCTTAAACTTAGGAATGAACTGGTCGTAATAGTTCTGACCAACTGCTACGTCAGACTGAGTAAACAAACGAAGAATGTTTGTGACATATTCCTTTTCTGTTGGGGTCATTTTGCCACCCTTCCAATCAGTAACATCTTCTGATAGGTCTAACTCATCTTCGATCCAGTGTGCCTTCTCGTGCCTTGTGGTGACCTCTACTGCCCATGGATAGTGAAAGGGTTTATATGTCCTAGAGAACTCTAGGAGACCCCCAGAACGCTTCTTGAGGATGTCATCTGCCTTCTCCATTAGTTGATCATAACCACCAATGTGTTTTCCGTTTATGAAAATTTGAGGAACAGAATTAACTCTACGAACTTCTGTTCCCTGACTTATCATCTCGCTGACACCATTCAATTTCTGATAGAATGCAAGTCTCTGCTCTTCGTTATCCATAAGATTCTCGGTATATGAGAACCCATGTGCATCAAACCATTCTTTTGCTTTAACGCAAAACGGACATCCGCTTTTTGAATATACTACAATTTCCATATTTCCCCTCTCTACCCTTGGCATGCAACACACTCGTCTTGCGACTCTGCATTGCTGTTATAGTCTTTAAGTGCTTCTCTTTCGATTTTCTGTGCAACGTTTTCTGCACGATTAGATGTTTCTGTGCGCAAATAATAAAGTCCCTTACAACCATATTTCCACGCATCAAAATGTGTCTTATGTAGGTATCTCTTACTTGCACCAGCAGGAAAGAAGATGTTTAGAGACTGTCCTTGACAAATATAATATTGCCTTTCTCCACCAAGACGAACAACCCAATCTTGATTGATTTCAATTGCTGTCTTAAACACATTCTTTGTGTGCTCATCCAAGAAATCTAAATGCTGTACAGACCCACCATTAGTAATAATGGAAGACCAAATCTCATCGGTGTTCTTATCGAGTTTCTTTAGAATCTTCTCAAGATATCTATTCTTTATTAGATGAGACCCTGCTCTTGTACGACTAGTGAATGCATTTGCCTTCCACGGTTCTATCGACGGAGAGGTGTCTGCAATCAAACTAGAGTTCGCATTTGGAGCAATAGCAATTAGATGAGCATTCCTTCGTCCGGTGCCTTTCATGTCTGGTGCTTCACCTTTTTCATGCCCAAGAATATTAGATTCCTTGATTGCTTCGTCTTGAATGTACTTGAAGATTTCCTTATTCATTTCTGATGCTTCATCAGATTCAAATGCAATCAAATGTTGCTGTAAGTAGGAATGGAATCCCATCGCACCAAGACCAATACTTCTCTCTTGTTGTGCCGAGTATCTTGCTCGACTAATCTCATCGCCAGCATTATCTACAAAAAACTGCAATACATTATCGAGAAAATGCACAAGATCACGAACCATTGTAGTGTCTTTCCATTCATCAAATTTTTCAAGGTTGACACTTGATAGGCAACAAACTGCAGAACGATCTTCGCTTGTAGGTAAATGTATTTCGTTACAGAGATTAGATCCATGAATCTTCAGTCCTTTCTTTTTCATTGTCTCTGGCAGTGCAGAATTTGCTGTATCAATAAAGTTCACATAAGGTTCCCCTGTACGGAATCTAGTCTCTAGTATTAACTCCCATACCTTTCTTGCCTTTAGTGTCTCACGTACAGTGCCATCGTTAGGATCTTTTAGATCCCAGTCACCATTTGCTTGCACTGCTTCCATAAAGTCATTCGTTACGTTAACTGCGTGATGCAAGTTAAGACATTTGCGATTAACGTCCCCAGTAGGAATCCGCATATTGAGAAACTCAAGAATGTCAGGATGAGAGATATCCATGTATGCTGCATATGACCCCTTCCTAGTTTTTCCTTGTCGATACGCAACCATATCTGCATCGACTGTGTGTAAGAATGGCATTGGTCCGGGTGCAATATCGGATACCGAACGTATCGCACTCCAATGCCCACCAACTCCTCCACCTTTAACTGATAACCAACGCAACTCAGCAGTGTGATCAATTAGACCATCTAGTGAATCTGGAACATAAGTCAAAAAGCATGAAATAGGAAGCGACTTTACCTTTTCTTTCGGTTTAGGTGCATTTGATAAAACTGGAGAAGCAAACATAAACCACCCATTTGAGGCATAGTCATATATTCTCTGTGCTAGTTTTTTATCTCCATACGAGTATGCTGCAGCAGCACGTGCAAATGCGTGTTGTGGTGATGGTTCTCCCTCTTTGCAGTAATAGTCTTTAAGTAATTTTATTCCTTGTCCCGATAAATTCTTATCCCTTTTAGGGTCAATAATAACCCCTAAGTATTTTTCACTCATTTATACCCTCTATTATTCTTTTTATGTTAGTGTCTCTGCCAAAGGAAATACATTAGCAATTACTTTTGCACATTCCTTTGCTATATCCATATGTTCTTTTTGGGTGCCATTTGCACTGCGTAGTTCTATGTAGTGCATCCAACTTCGTAACGTGCCATTCATATACATTCGTGACATCGTTAATCCTTCAGGCAATACTGCCCTTGCTTGTTCTTTTGCGATTCCTCTAGTTACTGCCCAAGAGTATGCAGTTTTTGCTGCATCTATGACTTTGTTTTGGTACTCTTCCCACTGAGCATGTAATAACTCGTCATTAGAAACAACTGAATTTTGTCTATTCTTAGGATCTTGTAATCTTGTTTCACGTGTTACAAATTCTAAATCTTGTGTAGGATCAGCATATCTTTGACTAAACTCCTGAAATGAAAAAGATCTATGTCGCAATATTTGTCGAGCAATATCTCTAGTCGTTTCAATCTCTAAGCAAGCAGACACCATTTCGAACGGTGACCAATGTTTGTGTTTTGCGAGATAATGTAACAGTTTAGTCGATGTTTCGGTGTTATTTTGATTCGATGGGTTGGACACACGAGCACAATACGCAATGAGTTCCTGTACATCCTCCCCGACATTAACTTCCCCCACAGGCGGTTGCGAATAACTGATTAATCTCACCTTCATTGTATTTTATTCCTCACTACTTAGTTAGATGTCCCAATGCTTCAAGCATATCATTAGCATGAGCAATTTTCTCCAACTCCTTTTCAACTGTTTCTGTAAAGTCAATGTGTTCAGCAACACCTTGTGGACTTGCTAGAAATATATCAATGTTAGTTTTTGCAATGTCAATTTGATTTTGATATTTGCTTTTAAGATTGTTTACGATTTGTGCTTTCATTTCATTCTCCTGTAATTAAAACCAACGATAGATTCCCCAAGCATCAATAAACAGAAACATAAAGTTTTGAAAAAACATAGGATGATCCTTCAATTTAAAAAACAATATTGCTAGTGTTAAATGACCTATAAAAAATATAATAAAACCATATCTAGATATTTCAGTATTCGAAGAGAGCAGTATCGCTGAACTCAAAAAACATATAGTACCAAACCACTTTAAAGTTACAACTTTCATGCTTTACGCCATTCTCCGTCTTCATATATCCAAAGTTTGGCATCCATACCTATGCCAAACTTTATACCTTTATATTCCAAAAATATATCAGGAACCACGCAACCAAAACCACTGCGCTGTTCTTCTGTCAAAAATTCTTTCGGTTCACATTCTGTGCCCTTTGCTACCTCGAAGATATCCACATATTATACCTTTCTCCATTCACTCAGTTTTACTGTTGCTGATAATCCTTTGTATGTGTTTGTAGTTATAATATCTTGGATTTCTTCCACAGTCCTACCAGAGAGTACCATATCATTTATATCTTTTTCTTTGATACTATCTGGAAACACGACAACCGAATAACCCTCATTTATACTTCTCTCCATCCTTCTGATAATCTCTTTGCTACGAGGTTCATTATCATAACAGAATCTCAAGTCTGCGTCAACATTTAATTTGCTAACATCAGCACCCGCCATAGCAATTGCATTATCAATAAACATAGAGTCAATTGGACCTTCAACTACAGTAACCGTCTTAGACCAATCAACCGTATCCATACCATATATCTTTGGAGAGTTCTCGTCAAGCATAATCGTAATATACTTGGGTTGAGACTTACCAAACGCACGTCCCTGAAATCCTATTAAGTTTCGACTGGAGTCGAGGAATGGAATGACCAGTCTTGGTTCATCGTTTTTTATTTCCTTGATCTTATTAGGAACACAACGATTCACAAACTCATAAAACTTAGGAGCATAGAATAATTTATAATCCTTGTTATTTGGAATACGTCGTTTACGCACATATCCACGTACAGGATGATCTTGACTTAATTTAGATACACTCTTCAATTTACCAAGTGGTGTTTTAAGGTAGTTTGCTTTCTTTGAAAACTTATGTATCGGAGTTTTTTTAGGAACTACTCTTTTATCATCAAAGAACCTCTCAGATACATATTGCTTATGCAACTCTGGATCTACATGTTTGATTAGATTAGCAAGACTCGCACCTTGTCCACAGTTGTGGCATTTATAGATATACGTTGCTTCCTTCTGGAAGATAT